TCGCGCCCGACGCCCGCATGAACATGATCAACGGCTATCTGAAGACGACCACCGAGGGCGAGCGCATGGCGTACCTCGACGAGATCGAGCAGACGGCAGCGGCGAAGATCGCCGAGAAGCACGGCCTCACCCCCGAGGCCGGGCAGGAGATCTACAAGGCTCAGCAGGCCAAGCGCATCGGCGAGCAGGAGAACGCGAAGGCGTTCTCGGCCGCGAAGAAGCCGGGTAGCACCAACGACATCCGAGTGGACGAGTTCGAGGCGTCCGGAGGCCGCGTCGTCCTGCATCCCCACTCGGTCACGCGCCTGGCCAACAGCCACGTCTTCCAGCCGCTGGATGAGCTGGACAAGGTTCTGGCCCGCCACAGCTCCGCCCTGAGCGCCCTGCGCGAATCGCGCCTGGGCAACCCGGACTGGATCATCGACGGCTCCGAGTTCCTGACCAGCCTGTTCAAGACCTCGGTCCTGGCCCGCCTGGGCTACATCCCCCGTGTTCTGGGGGATGACATCACCGGCCAGTGGGCGGCGGCGGGCTCCGCCGCGATGGCGGCGCGTATCGGCTGGGGCGTCCGCAATGGCGCCACCAATGCCGCCCGCGCCCTGGCGCACCCGTGGCAGGCAGCGAAGGAGCAGGCGCAGCGCGCCGGTGTCGAGTACGCCGACGATGAGATCAAGCGCCTTACGGCGCAGATGAAGCCCCTCAAGGCGTACACCGAAGGCATGGCGCGCTCGAACGCGCGCGACGTGGTCACGGCTCAGAACCGCGTGGATGCGGCGAAGCTCAGGCTTCGCTCGCTCCCCAGGGACGCGACTCCGGCGCGCGTTGCGGCTCACCAGAAGCACTTCGACAACCGAGTACTCCAGCTTCAGCAGGCGCGCTCGCGCCTGGCCGCTGGGCCCTCCAAGGGCAAGTTGCTCGCGCAGCAGCGCATGCAGAAGCAGATGGACTACCTCACGACCTATCGCGGCCTCGCGCAGCGTAAGGCCGACGATCTGGCGAAGTGGCGCACGGTCGAGCGCCAGGGCGACCGCCCCATCCTGGTGGACGGCAAGATGCTCCCCGCCGCTTTCAGCGGCAAGCAGGGCGAGTTCTACCACGCCCAGATCTCCGCCGACGAGTCGGTCGGCAACATCTTCGCCAGCAACAAGCAGCTCCTCCACGGCAACCTCGTACGGTCCTTCGACCACGGAGGCCGCGTGATCCGGGCGTCGGAGGACGCCGATCTGCACGCCCAGTCCTGGGCGCATGCGATCAACGCCCAGATCATGCAGGATCCCCTGGAGGCCATGGCCGTCAAGGGCGCCGATGTCGCCACCATGCGGAACTGGCTGGCCAAGACAGCGGAGGGACGCGAGTACCGCCGCCGGATCGGCCTCAAGCTGGCAACGCCTGACGCTCTGGCGCAATCCGCCAAGCACGAGGTGGACGAGTACCTGCCGCTGCCGGAGATTCGGCAGGCGGCACTGGAAGGCTCCCTTACGCCGCAGTTCCTCAAGGATGCGGTGCCCCGTGTCGTGGACCGCCCCGAGGTGCACACCGGCATGGTGGGCACACAGAGCCAGGGCGGCTTCAAGCAGGGCCTGGACCGCGTTCAGCAGAAGTGGTTCAACGTGGCGGCCACCATCCCGGCCAACCGGATGAGCCGTCACCCCCTCTTCAATCAGCTCTACGAGGGCCACGCCAAGATCATTGCCCGGCAGCTGAACAAGCAGGGCGGCTGGACCGTCTCCGACGTGGACCAGATGACCACGGCGGCTCGCAGGCTCGCCCTTCGGGACATGCGCAAGCTGGTCTTCGACATTGCCCACCGCAGTGACGCCGCAGCGGCCCTGCGGTTCATCTCGCCCTTCTTCGGGGCGACGGCGGAGGCCTTCCAGCGTTGGGGCCGCATCGTGGCCGACAAGCCCCAGACGGTGGGCTACGCGGCGAACTTCTTCAACGCCCCCATCGCAGGGGGCCACATGCAGGATGCCGACGGGAACAGCATCATGCGCGGTGGCTACCGCATGGTGAAGGGCACTGACGGCAAGTGGAAGAAGGAGCGCGTCCCCAAGAGCGATCGCTGGATCGTAGGGCGCATGCCCGGCTGGGTGAAGGATTCGCCGCTCGGCATCGCCCTCGGCGTTGAGCACTCCAGCGGCAACTTTGCCCTGTCGCAGAACTCCATGAACCTGGTGACCCAGGGCGATCCCTGGTTCAACCCGGGCGTCGGCCCAATCGTGCAGATCCCAGTCAATGAGCTGGTGAAGGACAAGCCCGCAGCGGCGGAGGTAGCCCGTAAGCTCGGGGTACTCCCGTTCGGGCCGCAGTCCGAGGGCGGTCTGCCGACCCGGGCGGGGTCTTTCATCATCTCCGCACCGATCAAGAACTTCCTCACGGCCTTCGATACCAGCGATGAGCGGTACCAGGCCGTGAAGATGCAGATCATGCAGCGGTCGATCTACGAGCACGACAATCTGCACAAGCCCATGCCATCGCCGGAGAAGATCTCGGAGATGACCAGGGAGTACTGGCTCTTCAGCGCCGCCTCGGCCTTCAGCCAGCCGATGGCGACCAAGCGCAAGGACGCCTACCAGTTCTACCGGGACCAGTACAACGAACTGCGACGGCAGGACCCGCAGAAGGCGGACCAGAACTTCCTGGATCGCTTCGGCGAGTCCTACTTCGTCTTCGCCCAGTCGCAGTCCCAGAACGTCACCGGTATCCAGGCGACGAAGAAGGCCTACGAGCTGAGCCAGAAGTACGCTCCGCTGATTGCGGAGCACCCGGAGCTGGGGGCCCTGATCGTGGGCCCCGAGGGCAACGGCCCCTTCAGCCCCGAGGTCTACAACTACCAGCTCAACACGCCGGTAAGCCCCGGCGGGGACGAGATGCAGCGCTCCAAGATGAGCGCTGAGGACGCCATGAAGGAGAACCAGCGGCGGCTGGGCTGGGCCAAGTACAGCGCCCAGATGGGCAAGCTGAAGTCCCAGCTTGTCAGCGCCGGGCATACCTCGTTCGCGGACAAGGGCGCGGAGAACTTCAACCTCGCCAAGCGCGCGGTCACCATGCTCTACGGTGATCCGCTCACGCCGAACGGCGACCCGAATCCGTACTACAACGAAGAGTGGTCGAAGGACTTCTATACCTTCGATGTCCGCAAGAACGATCGCATGGCTCTGGCGCTCCAGACCCTGGCCGACTCGCCACTGGCGGATGATCCCCGTCGCGGGGATCTGCGGAAGCTCCGCGAGTACCTCGACGGCCGGAAGGCCATCGTCGGCCTCCTTGCCGCCCGGAAGGCGGCCGGAGGGGCGGGCACCCTGACCGCACAGGCGAACGCCGATCTGGCGGGGGTCTGGGCCCGTTACACAGATGGGCTCACCGAGGCCAATACTGACTTCGAAGATCTCTACAACCGCTACCTGTCACGCGATCTGAACGTGGAGGGCTGATGAGCCTGTCGAAAGACTCTCCGAGTTCCTCCCCGTCGCCGTCCGCGACGACGGGGGAGTCTGACGCCCTGTCAGCTCTGACCAATCTCCTCGCTTCGTCCACGACCACCACGGGCAGTGGCAAGGTCTTCATGGGGCTGCGCCCCATCCCCCCGAGGTACGGTCCGTACGCGCCCCCGGCGTCCTACGCTGCCGCTGTAGCGGCAGGCAAGGCGCAGACGGCGAAGCGCAAGGACTACATGAGCGCAACCGACGCCTACGGCGAGTACGACCGCTGGACCTCGAAGAAGCAGGAAGACTTCCTGGCCAAGCTCAAGGTCTCGGGCCTTGTCCAGTCGGACGCGGGCCCGATCGAGGCATACAAGATCTGGGAAGCTCTCGTGGACGAGAGCGCCCGCAAGGTGAGTAACGGCCAGGATGTAAGCCCGTTCGACATCCTGGGCTCCTACGTAAATCAGGCTGGCGGCATGTCCAAGGGATCTTGGACCAAGGATGCCTCCGGCAAGTGGGAGACCAATGTGGTGACCGGCGAGCGCCGGTATATCGGCCCGAAGTTCGCCACCACGACCGACACCCGGGTGGACTACACCGACCCGGCGACCGCGCGGGCGATCGCCACCAAGATGTTCCAGGACTTGATGGGCCGCGACCCTGGCCAGGGGGAGCTGGCCAACTTCGGCTCCGCACTGTCCACGGCGGAGGCGACCAACCCCACGACGGCCAGCACTACAACGCAGTACAACACCACGACCGGCGAGGCCGTGGGCTCCAACACCGTCTCGCGTGGCGGCGTCACCGAGGCGGGCAAGGAGCAGCTCGCCTCTGACCAGATCAAGGGCAAGAAGGAGTACGGCGCCACCCAGGCGGCGACGACGTACATGAACGCCCTGGAGAACGCGGTCTACGGAGCACCCGGATGAGCGATCCCACCGGCGACGCGATCGTCGCGTATGCGAAGTCCGCCCTGGGCACGAATTACGTCTGGGGCGGGAATTCGATGACCGGCGGCATCGACTGCTCCGGTCTCACTCAGCAGGTCTACAAGCACTTCGGGATCTCGATCCCGCGCGTCACGTACAACCAGATCGGCACTGGCGCCTCAGTGGCGATGAAGAACCTGCGCCCCGGCGATCTAGTCTTCTTCGATACCGACGCCAAGCGCAGCGGGCCCGACCATGTCGGCATCTACATCGGTGGTGGCAAGTTCATCCACGCGCCCCACACGGGTGACGTGGTGAAGATCAGCTCGCTGAGCGACTCGTACTACACGAACCGGTGGATGGGCGGGCGCCGCATCAGCGGCGTCGTGACCTCCGCCGACTACGATCCGGCGGCGACGCAGAGCACCGAAGTGAAGCTCTCCAAGTCGGAGCTGGCGGAGACGTACGGCATGTCGTACGCGTTCTTCAAGTCCCAGCCGGAGCTGATGAAGAAGCTCAATCAGGCCGTCAGCGGCCAGTGGACCGCCGACCACTTCACAGCGGAGCTGAAGAACACGAAGTGGTGGAAGGACAACTCCGACTCCATGCGCCAGGCGCAGGTGCTGGCCAAGACGGACCCGGCGACCTATCAGGCCAACCTCTCCGCCGCCACGGCGGCAGCCTCCAAGGCTGCGGTGGAGATGGGCGCCGTGCTCTCGACCAAGCAGCTTCAGAAGCTGGCCAAGAACATGATCACGTTCCAGTGGAACGAGGCCCAGGTGGCCAACTACATGGGCCAGTACGTGAAGTTCAACGACGATCACGTACTGGGTGGCCAGGCGGGCGCCGCCGCCCAGGCCATTGAGAAGTACTCGTACGACAACGGCATCCCGTCCTCGGACGAGGCCAACAAGACGCAGGCCGCCTATCTCATGCGCGGCCTGACCAGCATGGAGAAGATCCAGGACGGCATTCGCCAGCAGGCGATCGGCGCATACCCGGCTTTCGCCGACCAGATCGCGGCGGGAGCCACCGTCAAGGACGTGGCCCAGCCGTACATCCAAATGGTGGCTGATGAGCTGGATCTTCCGGATACCGACGTGGACGTATGGCACCCGAAGGTGCGCGCGGCGATCCAGAGCAAGAACTCCGCCGGAGCACCGGCGGCCATGAGCCTGACGGACTTCCGAACCGCCCTGCGGGATGACCCGCAGTGGCGGAAGACGGACTCCGCGATCAACACCACCATGACGGCGGGCCGTCAGGTGCTCAGCGACATGGGCCTGGTGAGGTAATGGCGAAGCTCGACGACGAGACAGCAGCCAACATGTACGGCCTCACCTACGCGATGATCAAAAGCAACACGGAGCTGCGCAAGCTCTTCCGCACCGCCGTGGCCAAGGGCTACACGGCCACGCTCTTCCAGGCCAAGCTCAAGAACACCAAGTGGTGGTCCAGCCAGTCCTCCACGCTGCGCCAGTATCTGGTGCAGAAGTACAGCGACCCGGGCACCTGGAAGCAGAACCGTTCCGCCACGGCGGCCAAGATCAACGCCCTGGCGGTGCAGGTCGGCCTGGGCAACCAGATCAGCAAGGGCCAGTACAGCAAGCTGCTCAACGCGGCCATCTACAACTCCAAGGCCCTGGGCTGGACCGACGACCGCGTGAAGGACTGGCTCGGGGCCCGCGCAGTCACGCATGGCGGGGCCATGTGGGGCGAGGCGGGAGAGGCTTTCGACAAGCTCCACTCCACCGCCTACCTCAACGGCATCAGTCACTCCACCAAGTGGTACGCGGACCAGTCCCGCGCCATCGCGGGAGGCCGCTCCACCCTGGAGGCCCAGGAGGCGTCCATCCGGACGCTTGCGGCGGCCAAGTACAGCGCCTTCGCTGATCAGATCAAGGCTGGTCAGAACGTCATGGACCTGGCCAGCCCGTACATCAAGTCGGTCAGCTCCATCCTGGAGCTGCCGGAGACGGGCATCGACCTGAAGAACAAGTACGTCAGCGATGCCATGACGGGCGCGAAGGCGGGAGCCTCGTACCCGCTCTGGGAGTTCGAGAACAAACTGCGGGATGATCCGCTGTGGAAGAAGACCAATAACGCCCGTGAGTCCATGATGACCACGGCCCGGTCGGTCCTGAAAGACTTCGGATTTAGCTACTAGGAGGGAACGGTATGACTACGCCCAGCGACCCGATGGCGGGTCAGTACGTTCCTGAGGACTTCCAGGCCGCCCTGGATCTACCTTCGTCTACGCCCGTAGATTCCAGTGCCGCCAAGGCCAAGGCGGTATCCGCCAAGGCTCAGTCCGTAACCGACCAGATGTCGCTTGCGAACCTGAAGAAGCAGCTCACTGCGGCCCAGTCGGCCGCAGGGGCCAAGGGTCTGAGCGACGCTCAGCAGAAGCAGCGCAACGCGGCAGTGGCCGCGCTCAAGACGAGGGTCTTCAACCAGACGCAGACGGCCTCCAGGTCCGTCACGGCGTCCACCACGGCCTGGACCAACTACTACACCGCATCCGGGCAGTACGAGCAGCTCCTCACGGGCGAGAACCGCGACGCCTATGCGGCGCTGAAGTCCATGTTCAGCAGCTTCGGGCTGGGCTCCCTGGCGGGGAAGATCTACGACTACGCCAAGCAGGGGTACGGATCGGACACGATCTCGCTGCTTCTCCAGGACACTTCCGAGTACAAGCAGCGCTTCTCCGGCAATGACGCCCGCGTGAAGGCGGGCCTGCCGGTCCTGAGCCCCGCTGAGTACCTCAGCGTGGAGTCCTCGTATCGCCAGGTCCTCCAGGACGCCGGACTGCCCAAGGGGTTCTACGACAATCCGGCGGACTTCACCAAGTGGATCTCCCAGGACGTATCCCCCACGGAGATCAAGTCCCGCGTGGACATCGCCACGGCCGAGGTCACCCAGTTCGACGATGCTGCGAAGTCGCAGCTCCAGCAGTTCTACGGCGTGAGCGACAAGGATCTGGTGGCATATGCGCTGGACCGTACGCGCGGCGTGGCGCTTCTTCAGAAGCAGGCTTCGACCGCGCAGTTCTCGGCGGAAGCCGCCCGGCGCGGCCTGACCACGGATCGCGCCCGCATGGAGGGCTACATCTCCATGGGCCTGTCCCAGTCCCAGGCGGCTCAGGGCTTCCAGACCGTTTCTGAGGAGCTGCCGAACCTCAATGCCATTGCGCAGCGGTTCGGCACCACCTTCGGGCAGACCCAGGAGGAGGGTGCCGTCTTCGGCACCTCCGCCACATCGACGGAGAAGCGCAAGGGCCTGGCTTCTCAGGAGCGGGCGCTGTTCGGTAGCGCCCAGGGCTCCAGCGCCGGTGGCCTCGGCGTAGGATTCCAGCAGACGTAGCGGGGTAACTGGAGTTAGGTCCCAGACCGGGCTCATAACCCGGAGACGCCGGTTCGAATCCGGCCCCCGCCACTGACAACATCCCCTCTGTGGACACCAGAGGGGATGTTGTTATGTCCTACGAGTGGGTGATGACCTCGCTGGTGACGGTTGCGGCCACGAGGATGACCGTCTCTTCGTGGCCGAGCTTGGCGTCCAGTTCGTTGGTGTACCGACGACACAACTGGTCGGCCCAGGCAGAACCACCCCGCTGGCGCGGGTCCGGTTCTCCCGCGAAGACCATCGTCTCGAAGATGAGTGGGTCACCTCCGGACCAGTTGTGGTCCAGCCCGAGCCACACCGTGGACACTCGATACTTGACCGCTTCATCCGCAGATGAGGTGATTTCCGTATACGCCACCCGCTTGTAGTCGGGCGTGCGCAGCAGGTCCCCGATCTCCTCAATGGAGATCGGCCGACCCGAGCGGTCATACCAGTCCACCATGCTTGTCTCCTCTCGTGACCGTATGTCGTTACATACGGGGTATACATTGGTAGTGAACGGACTTACCGGCCCCGTTCACTATTCAGTCCGGTAAGGAGCGTCACCACAACCCCGGTGGTGAACGGCCTGACAGGGAGAGGCTCGATGAGCGAGTACGGCTTCGGTTACTACGACGGCGAAGACACAGAAGCTGCGGAGCAGGCTCCGCCGCCCGCAGCGCCCCAGCAGGAGCAGAGCCCCAAGTGGTTCCGGGACTACATGAAGAAGTCCCAGTCGGAACTCAAGGAGCTTCGCGACAAGCTGGCGGCGAAGGAAGTCGCCGAGCAGTTCCAGGCCAAGGGGTACGACCCGGCAGCGGCAGCGCTGTACCAGGGAGACCCCGCCAAGGTGGACGACTGGCTGACGGCTCACGCCGCTCTCCTCGCGAAGCGCCCCGGCGTTGAGGAAGAGATCGTGACGCCCCCCACGGGGGCACCGGCATCCACGGTTTCCGCCGAACACCAGGAGCAGCTTCAGCGCATGCAGTCCGCTGGCGATGGCGCCGCAGCCCCCCAGGGCAGCGAAGCCGAGCTGGTGGCCGCGATGAAGGCGGCGAAGACCGTGGAGGACTTCGAGGCCGTGGCCAAGGCCAACGGCTGGAACTACACCACGGACGGCCTCTTCGGCTGACGCACCGCGCCTGGTCCTCCTTGTCGTCTCTCCATAAGGACTGGGCCCCGTGGCCAACGCATATACGGATACGACTGCGTTCTCCAACGCAGTCCAGACCGCCTACGACCGACTCTTCGAGTTCGCGCTGCGTTCGCAGCCCCTCTTCCGCCAGATCGCTGACAAGCGTCCTGCGCAGCAGACCGCTCCCGGCGGTTCAATCGTCCTGGAGCGCTTCCAGGATCTTGCGACTCAGACCGCGACCCTCACTGAGGCCGTGGACCCTGACGCCGTGGCGCTCGGTAACCCGACCACCACCACGATCACCCTGAACGAGTACGGCAACCCGGTCATCCGCACCCGGAAGCTGTACCTCTTCTCGCTGACCGACGTTGACCCGGCCATCGCCAACATCGTGGCGTTCAACATGGCCGACTCGATCGACTCCGTCGTCCAGACCGTGCTCCGCGCGGGCACCAACGTGATCCAGCGCAAGGCTGGCACCGTCTCGTACGTCACCACCGGCACGCTGACCACCCCGGTTGGCACCACCATGGCGACCACGGACACCTACACCTCCGCGATCTCCCGCCTGGCTGTCGCCAAGCTCCGCACCAACAAGGCGGTTCCCCGCAAGGGCTCGCTCTACTGGTGCGGCATCCACCCGGAGGTCTCGCACGACCTCCGCGCGGAGACCGGCGCCGCTGCCTGGCGTGACCCGCACAACTACTCGGCCCCCGGCAACATCTGGGCCGGTGAGATCGGCGCCTACGAGGGTGCGTACTACATCGAGTCCCCGCGTTGCTTCAACGCCGTGGACGCCGGTGCTGGCGACAACACCGTCCGCCGCTTCCGTACCTACTTCGCTGGCCAGCAGGCCCTCGCGGAGGCCGTGGCGGACGAGTTCCACATCGTGGCTGGTCCGATCACCGACAAGCTCATGCGCTTCCGCCCCCTCGGCTGGTACGGCGTGGCCGGTTGGGCTCGCTACCGCGAAGAGTCGCTGGTCCGTGCCGAAACGACCTCCAGCATCGACTTCTCGTAAGGATCTGAGCCATGAGCGGCCTCGACAACAACAGCTATACCGTCAGCCTGGTCACCACGACCCCGTACACCGTGACGAACAACGACTACGTCGTGAGCGTCAACATCAACGGTGCCTCGGTGGTCAACCTGCCCCAGGCGTCCACCGTGCCCACCGGGCGCATGTGGATCGTCAAGCAGGTCGCGTCGGCTTCGGCCGCCGTGACCGTCAAGTCCACGACCTCGACCATCGATGGCACCGCCGGTGCCACCGGCGTCCTGGTCAAGGCATCCAATGCCACCGGTGCTCTTCAGCTCATCTCTGACGGCACCAACTGGCAGATCGTCGGCATTCAGTAAGAAGGGTGCCCCGTGACCACATGGCTCTTTCGTACACCGACGGTGGACGAAGGCCCCGCTTCGTGGGAAGACATGCTCTTCCTGCGGGTCGAGCTGGCGCGGGGCATCACCATCATCGGGGACGCGCAGGGTGGGTACACCGCCCTGCGCTACCCGACGCAGGACGAGATCGCCCTCAATGACTCCAGTGTCGTTGTCGTCTACATGGGCGGTCACGAGTACATCGTCAGCGGAGCCGCCAAGGCCGCGTTGATAGCGGGCGGAGTGGGAGTGAGTGACAGCAACTTCACTCCAGCGCCGGGCACGTTCGGGTACGGCGGCTTCGGAAGCGGAGGATACGGCGGATGACTTTCACTTCCATTGCCACCGGCACTACCAACTGGGACGTGCCGCTGAATGCGGCGATGGCCGATCTTCAGGCCCAGATCGGCACCAAGTTCGCCAGCGCCGGTGGCACGATCACCGGAAACGTCACGGTCAACGCAACGACCATGGCGGTGATCAGCGGCGGCACGGCGATCAACGCCGTGGACCGCGCGGGCGTGACCAACTTCGCGGCCTACGTCCTGCGCACCGCATCGGTGGACCGCTGGTCGCTCCAGATGGTGAACGACTCGACGAACGACGTGCAGCTGACGGACTCCGCCAACGGCACCGTCACGCTCCTGAGCGAGTCGCGGGCGACGATGGGCAACCTGTCGTTGCTGACGTCCACCAAGAGCTACGGCGCGGGCGTGGGCGTCGTCTTCATTCCGAACCGCAATACCGCGCCCAGCACCAACCCCACCGGCGGTGGGATCTTGTACGTAGAGGCCGGAGCCCTGAAGTACCGAGGCTCCTCCGGCACCGTCACCACCATCGCAGCAGCGTAGGAGACGCCATGGCCAAGCTGAACGCGGCGGCCCGCAAGAAGATCCCCTCGTCATCCTTTGCCGTGCCAGCCAAGGCTGGCAGCCCCAAGGCCAAGGCCAAGTCGGGCAACTACCCCATCGAGGACGCTGCGCATGCGCGCAACGCCCTCGCTCGCAGCTCCGGCAAGCCGGTAGCCAAGCAGGTCAAGGCCGCCGTGGCCAAGAAGTACCCCGGCATGGTTGCCAAGAAGGGCGGCAAGAAGTGAGCGACGGAATCCAGCGGGAGCCCGTCGCTCCCGCCCTGACGTATTGCGGCGGAGCCGGGGATCTCCCCGGCGTTCCGTCGCCGACGGGTCCTGGTGGCAACACCACGATCGTCAACCACAACGAGAAGGCGATCACCGACGCCTCCTTCCAGAACGTACCCATCCGGCGCATGCCGGATGACATGTGGTCCGAGAATGACGACTACGTGCAGGGCATCTACCGCGAAGCGGATGTCGGTGGTTCCTGATGGCCTGCCGATCGGGGTGCCGGACCCAGGACCACGCGTCCTACGCGCAGTGCTGTCAGGACGCCTCGATCGGCGCCTGGATGGTCGCTCAGTCCAAGGGCTTTGACCAGGCCACCCAGCGCCGGTGGGACGGCGAGCTGGGCGAGTACAAAGCCCTGCGCAAGCAGGGGATCCAGCCGGACGGCACCACTCGCCCACACCTGGAGAAGGCCAAGATGATGTCCGACAAGGTCGGCGCCGCCTACGGCACCGACTTCAACGCCGCTTCCCCGATGGGGGACTGATGCCCGGTCAGTTCACAGGTATCTCCGGAGCCACCGAGAACAAGCTGGCGGTGGATGCCAATGGCGCCATCACCACCGTTGCGGGCGGCCCGGCGGGCGGCAAGTTCTACGTGTACGCCGTGGGCGACGTGCCCGGCGTGGTCGCCGCGAACAACTTCCTGTCGGTCTTCAACCCCGGCGCGAGCGGCAAGGCCGTGGTGTTCTACGGCGCCAGCATCGTGCCCTGGGCCGGTGGCGCAGCCACGGTCACGGTGTCCATGCGAACCTTCCGGACCACCGCCGCCAGCGCGGGCACGCTGATCGCCGCCGCGAACGTCGGCAAGTTCGTCACCACTGACGCCAATGCTTCGGCGGAAGTACGCATCGGCAACCCCACCGTCACCACGACCGGCCTGGAGCTGATCTCCGTTCCCCCGGCGATCACTTCTGCTGGCGCTGGAGTCGGCGCTCAGACCAGCACCGCCCCTCCTGGAGGCGCTGGCTTCGTCTGCACTCCCGGTCAGGGAGTGGTCTTCTCAACCACGTCCGGCGACGTGGACCAGCTCTGGAACTTCCAGATCATTTGGGCGGAGATCTGATGTACCCGAACATTGCCGACGCTGGCGACCATCTGGCCAACACTCGGAGCACCACCGGCACGATCATCACCGTTCCGGCGGGGCGGTACTACTCCGGAACGATCTCCATGTCGGCCACCGTGGCGGTGGCCGGGGCGTCCAACCCTGTGGTGGTGGTCAACGGCACGGACGCCGCCCCTGCGGCTGGCACCGTGCTCTGCCGTCTCAACCTCGCTGGCCTGGCCCTTTCGACCATCAGCGATACGATTTCGACTGAGTTCCAGGTCTACGCCTCTGGCGGCAACGACATCACGCTGGACTTCACGGCCGGTGCCAACGGCACCAGCTCTGCCAGCGTCAATGGATTCGTTTTCGGATGAGGTGACCCATGACTACGTTCAACGCCCTGGTGGGCCAGGTCATCTCTCAGCTCCAGGGCTACACCAAGAACCAAGACGCGCTGGCCGAACTCGTGGCCGACATGGCCTCCAACTCAACCACCTTCACCGTCGGTACCGACACGGTGACCAACCTGAGCCGTGGGCTCGTGGAGATCGACGACGAGCTGATGCTCGTCAAGGGCTACGACCAGATCACCGGCATCGTGAGCGTCATGGGCGCGACCGCAGGTCGCGGGTACAGCGGCACCACGGCCGCTGCCCACACGGGAAGCTCCGTCACCCCCACTCTGATCACCAACGACCCGCCCTTCCCGCGCATCCGCGTGAAGGAGGCGATCAACGACACGATCGCCGCCATGTCGCCGGACCTCCAGGTCTTCGCGACCACGGAGATCACCCGGCAGGCGCCGGTCTTTGAGTACGCCATGCCTGCCGATGCCGTGGACGTCTGGTACGTCACCGGCCAACTGGTGGGCCCCACCCAGATCTGGCAGCCCCTCCAGCGCTGGCGCTTCAACCCGATGGCGAACACCACGTCGTTCGCCACGGGCAAGTCCATCGAGATCTTCGACTTCGTCACGCCCGGCCGGGCGCAGCGGGTGGTGTACACCAAGGAACCCACCCCGCTGACCAGCAACTCCCAGGAGTTCACCGCCACCGGCTACGAGGACCGCATCGCCGAGGTGGTCAAGTGGGGGGCGTGCGCCAAGCTGCTGCCCGCCTACGAGGCGGGGCGCCTTCAGCAACTCTCGGTGGAATCCACCGAGCGGGCACCGCTGGTGCCGACATCGTCGGCAGCCAAGGCTGCGGCGTACTTCTCTCAGCTCTACTACCAGCGCCTTCAGGAAGAGCGACGGCGCCAGTGGGAGCAGATCCCGACGTTCCAGCGATTCCAGAGCTGAGGTCTCATGCCTATCGAGCGCTACTTCAGCAGCACGGCCGTCGCCACGACGTTGTCGGGCAACATCTCGGGCGCCACCACGTCTATCACCGTGGGGTCGGTGACGGGCTTCCCCCCCACCAAGCCCTTCACTCTGGCGCTGGACTACGGCGCAGCCACCGAAGAGCTGGTGGACTGCACGGCGTCCGCCGGTACCACCCTTACGGTCACCCGCGCCGTGGACGGCACGAGTGCCCAGTCGCACAGCATGGGCGCCGCAGTGCGGCACGTCGCCAGCGCCCGCGATTTCGCGGCATACCAGACCCATCAGAGCAATACGGCTGGCGTGCACGGAGCCACCGGCTCCGTGGTGGGCACCTCTGACACCCAGACGTTGTCCAACAAGACGCTGACCTCGCCCACCATCAACAGCCCGACCCTGGCGGGCACTGTGGCGGGCACGCCCACCATCAATGGCGTCTTTGCCTACGCCAACGGATTCACCAGCTCCGGCGGAGCGGCGGCCTTCACCGGCGCCACCGGCGCCACTTCGGCGGCGACCTACAAGGTCACAGCCGACGCTGGCCTTCGGCTGGTCCAGCAGGCCGGAGGCACCCTGCTGTGGGGCGACGGCACCGCAGCAGGTGATACCAACCTGTACCGTCTGAGCGCCAACGTGCTGGCCACCGACGACACATTCCAGCTTGCCAGCTCCGGAACGATGCTCTTTGGTGCAGCAGGTGACACCAACCTGTACCGCCTCGCGGCGAACAGCCTGGCCACGGATGACTCCCTCACCGTTGGCGGCAACCTCTCCGTCACCGGCACCTTCTCCACGGGTACCGGCATTGGGACCACGCTCCACGCCCGGCGGACGTCCGACAACTCGATCGTCTCGAACTCCACCCCGGCGCTGGACAGCCAGCTCTTCGTGGCCTTGGTGGCCAACGGGATCTACGAGATGGACGGGGTGCTCTACTACCAGTCCGCTTCGCTGACTCCCGACATCGCGATCACCTTCGACGGCCCGGCGGGTTCGGCCGGATTCTGGAGCACGATCGGCCCGAACACCCCGACCGTGAACGACCCCCCGACCGAGGCGAGTGCCGCAGGCACGGGTAACCGCACCGTTGCTGGCTCGTTGGCCGTCGTCCGCAGCTATGCCGTTCCGGTCGTTTCGACCGTCTTCGGCCTGTCCATCAAGGGCATGGTGGAGAATGCCGCCACTCCGGGCAACTTTGGCCTGCAATGGGCGCAGTTCTCCAGCAACGCCACGGCTACCGTCCTCAAGACGTACAGCTGGATCCGTCTGACCCGAGTGGCGTGAGGAGACAGCCGTGGCTGGAGTAGTTTCCCGCCTGCCGATGACCATCTCTGGTCGTACGGCAACGCCGGGGGCGGAGACGTACGCCCTCGAAGGCACGCGCTACGACTTCGCCTTGGGCGGCATGCCGTTCATGTCGGCGATCAGCGACGATCGCCCCTACTCCGTGAGCATGGCCCCAATCCGCAAGGATCAGTTCGACAACCAGCGGGAACCGGGCGAGCAGTCGCTCGCCAACTGGTGGCTGCGCTCGCAGTCCACCTTCATCGGCGGAGCCGGTCTGCTCTACCAGGACCCTGACCAGGTCCAGGTAGCCAACCTCCAGAACAAGCACACCATTCAGTACAACGCCTCAGTGGGCGTCAACCCGTGGGTGAACGGCCAGGCCACGCTGCTCCGGCAGACCTCGCAGCGCATCGTTGACGCCTCGGCGAACACCCAGTTCCTGGTGGGCTGGAGCACCAGCGCAGGCGTGGACAACTACTGGTCCGCCGTCGGCGCGGTCCTGAAGAGCGATGACGGCACCACCATCACCACGGTCACTTGGGGCGGCGCCAACACCATCAGGTCGCTGACCTCGGACGGCACCAACTACTACGCAGCGGACAACGTCCAGGTCTACAAGGGCGCAGGCGTGGCCGCAGGCGCGGCCTTCGTGGCCACGGGCACCACCAATGTGGTCGCCCGCTGGGTCAAGGGGCGCCTGATGCTGGCACTGGACAACAAGATCTACGAGGTGGACGCCGCAGGCGTGAAGACCCTGCGCTTCACGCACCTCAATGCGTCCTTCGTCTTCACGGACTTCGCCGAAGGCACCAACGCCATCTACGCCTCCGGCTACGCCGGATCCCAGTCCAACATCTACAAGCTCACCCTGGACACCACGGGCTCCGTCCCGACGCTGGCCTCCGGCGGCACCCTCACCACCCAGCTCCCGCTGGGCGAGGTGGTGTATGCCATGGAGGCATACCTGGGCACCTTCGTGGGGATCGGCACCAGCCGGGGCTTCCGGGTGGGGCAGATCGACTCCAACGGTGACATCGTCTACGGCCCTCTGCTCTTCGCCATCGCGGCGGGCGTGAAGGGCGTCGCGGCTTACGACCGCTTCTTCTTCGTCGGGGCGACGAACGCCATTGACGGCTCCTCCGGTTTGTACCGGGTGGACCTGGGCCAGCCGATCCAGGACTCCGGAGCATCCAGCGCCAGCGTCCGCTTCGCCTACGCCACAGACCTCCAGGCTCACGCCAACGGCGTCGTGGGGTCGGTGACCAACTTCGGCAACTCCGACCGGATGGTCTTCTCGGTCACGGCCGTGGGCTCCTACCTGGAGGACGCCTCTGTCCTGGAGGCGACGGGCTATCTCCAGACCGGCCGCATCCGCTACTCCACTCTGGAGCCCAAACTCTTCAAGTTCGCCTCGGTGAAGACGCCCACCACCTACGCGGGCAACCTGACCCTGTCGGTAACGGACCCCACCGGGGGGCCCACCTCCATCATCAGCATCTCCGAGGGCTCCGGGGTGATGATGACCGACATCGCCCTGGCCGTGCCGACCACGGCGGCCGAGTGGATCCAGCTCCGGCTGGACTTCGGCCGGTCCACCGTGAGCACCGCCACCGGCATCACCGTGAATGGCTGGCAGCTCAAGGCCATGCCCGGATCGGTGCGCCAGCGCATCTTCCAGGTGCCGTTCCTGATGATGGACTTCGAGAAGGACATGACCGGCCAGATCATCGGCTACGAGGGGCGCACGGCGGTGCGACTGGAGGAGTTCCGCAACATCGTCCAGGCCGGAGACGCGGTCTCCTTCCAGGACTTGGCCAACAACACCACCACTTCTGTGGTGGTGGACGACTTCAAGTTCGAGCAGAAGGCCAACCCGGGGACGAACAAGACTGTCTATGGCGGCTACCTCTACGTCCAGCTCCGCTCCATTGCGGATGTGATCACGTCGTGACTGGGTACGGTGGAAGCATGAACGGCACTCAGGACAGCACTCCTGGACCCACGTATTGCCCGCGCTGCGGGACGGCCAATCAGGCAGGCGCAGGCTACTGCGTAGGCTGCGGGGCGAAGCTCGGATGAACTACGACGAAAAGGGCAACTGGGGTTGCGGTAAGTGCGGAGCCTCCAACGAGAGCTACCGCCTGACCTGCCGGAACTGCGGGGCACCGGCGAAATGATCACCTGGCTTCCCCGAGACATCATCACTCCCGTCTCCGACGTGGAGCACGAGGCCGTGCGCGTTGCGCAGCGGGCCCTTCGGCTTGAGCCGACGGGCAATATGGATGAGCCCACGAGGGCCTCCCTGCGAGGCCTCCAGCGCTTCTACGGCCTGGCGGTCAGCGGCTGCCTGGATACCCCCACAGCCCAGCGCGTGGACGCGCTGCGGCCCTACATACTGGGGGACGCGTGATTACGCGGCAGAACTGCGCCCAGTATCACGGCGACTTCAATCGGAACTGGTGCCCGGCGTGCAACAAGCACATCTACCTGAGCACCTCGTGCCTGCACGACGATCACGTCTACTGCCAGGGCGACACAGGAGCGGCGGGGACGAAGGCCCCCGCGCAGTGCAAGTTCTGCGCAGCGCCATGCATCTGCGCCTGTCATGAGGAGGGTCATGCCGTTCAAGAGTCAGGCGCAGCGCCGGAAGCTCTACGCCACCAACCCGAAGGTGGCGGCGGAGTTCGAGGCGAAGACGCCCAAGGGCAAGAAGCTGCCTGAGAAGGTCAAACCCAAGAAGAAGGGGCGGAAGTGAACGCCAACAGAGCACTTCAATTGGGCGTATTCGCCCTGGTTATCGCCGGTTTCGTGCTGATCACCCTGAAGGGTAAGGACGTGTCCGCCTTCGTCGGACTCGTCTCGCCGATCTTGTCGGCCCTCTTCATCGTCAATCACCTGACCAACCAGGACCAGGTGCTCAGCAAGATCAACGAGCAGACCAACGGCGTGCTCACCCAGAAGATCAAGGACGCCGTACAGGCCGCGCTCCAGGCGGCGCGCGAACAGCCGCCGTCCGACCCGGGCGGTACGCTGTAAGCGCTTCGGGTCTGTGCGGGTTCGAGGACTGGAAGGCCCCTCCAAGTAGTCTGCGCCTGGAGGGGCCTTCTGCACGTTTCGCCCCGGGGCCCTACGGGGGCGAGACCCCGGGGGTGCACTGCGGTAGTTCACGCAGTGCTGGTGACGGCTCGGAGAGGAGTCCCACCGCCACCGCATCCATCATGCCCTACTCGTCGCTCTCCGAAGCGTCGAGCATCTCCCATCCGTTGGCGACGGCCCGTTCCGGCAGAGCCGGAGGTTCCAGCTCCCGGGCGATCAGGTCGCGGCCCGCGCGGCGGTTCGCCGACGCGTCCTCCATGGCCAGAGCAGCGAAGATCGGCTCATCCTGAGCCATCCCCCGAAGGAAGTCCAGCATCCCCTGGAGCTTCCGGCTGAGATCCGGATCGCCTGGGGCGAAGGTCCATGAGGCCTCCAGGGCCTCGTCGGTGTACTTGAAGCGGATGGGCGTCTTGCCCATCAGATCGAATGCCATGCTCCTCCTTCAGTGGTCCAGGCACGGGTAGGGCTTGCCGCACTTGGGGCAGGTGCCGTTCACGGCACTTCCGGATCGATCAGGTCTGCGGCGGCCCGAAGGCCATCCGCGCGACCCTGCATGCGCTCAGAGCGCATCATGGCCGCCGTAGCGGCATGTGCCCGGATCACCTCCGCCAGCTCGTGGCAGATCTTGGCGACGTAGCAGGGCCACAGATTGTGACACCAGATACACCGTCCATCGCCGTCGTTTCGATGAGCCATGACGCTCATGCTGCCTCCACCGGCAGGACGCGGCCGATGCGGAACGTGTCGGCCACGCCAGGGTGTTCGATGATCAGCGTGTTGCCCTTGCAGGTCACCACCGCATCGCGGGAGACCACGACCCTGCGGACCATGGTCTGGTAGATCGGCTCGTCGGCGCTGCCGACGTTGACCGTGAAGTAGTAGTCGGCCGCCGTCAGGCCACCCCCCGTGGGGGGCGCAGGAACGGTACCCCTGTAGCCCTGCGCGTTCATGCGCGCCTTGAACTCCGCGTTCAGCGGGTCCTCCGCCCGGCTCTGGGCCTCTTCGGAATCGAAGACGTGCCCACAGTCGTTGCACCGCAGCGGCAGGCCGCTCAGGCCCTGCTCCCACGTGTCATGAGAGCACTCGTTCAGGCTCGCCCGCTCCTCAAAGACGGGCGGCGTCGAGGCGCTTTCGGATTCCGTCATGTCCCTCTCCTAGGTAGGTGCTGTTCACGTCCGCCCCCGGCGGCATCTTGATCACCGTGACGCGTACTTCTCTTGCCAGGAACTTCCCGAGCTTGTACCCCGCGTCATCGCCGTCGGCGAAGAGGTAGAGCTGGGTGAAGTCCTCCAGGCAGAGGTTGAAGTGGTCCTTCCAGTTGGCCACGCCGGGCACCGCCACTGCGGGGAGCCCGCAGATGGCCAGCGTCACGGCATCGATCTCGCCTTCGGCGATGCACAGGAAGTCCTCGTCGGTGCTCAAGGCGCCGACGTTGAACAGGTTCGAGCCCAGATTTTCGGGCTTGAGGTACTTACGGTGATGCTCTCCCTGCTGCTTGCAGTCGTGGCTCGCGATGCAGCGGAAGTTGAAGTTCACCACCCCCGACCTGGTCAGGTAGGGGATGGCGAGCCGACCGGCGAAGACTTCGTCACCGGCTACCGGATTGCGTACGACGCCCAGGCGGAACCCAGCGGCGGCCTCGGGGCCGATCCCCCTGCTCAGCAGATACGCCTGGGCGTAGGTATCGCTGTTCAGATCGCTCTGATACTGCGATGCCGCTCGCTCGAACGATCTCCGTTGCTCGGCGGTAAGCGCCTGCACGATCACACCCTTCCATCAGCATGACCAAGTGCACCGCCGTTCCTCCGGCTTGGCACGAATGACAGAAGAAGAGGCCCTTCTCTGCGTTCACACGCATCGAAGGGCGTCGGTCCCCATGGACAGGGCAGCAGGCCATGGCCTCGCCCCACCTGGGGCCCTTGAGGTCCACGCCGTAATGCTCCAGGACCGGGATGAGCCAAGGGCTCAGTAGCCCTGGAGCTTCATCAGAGTTGCTGCGTCGGCGAGGTCCATACGAATCCATACGTCCTCCGTTGCGAAGAGACCCTCCGCGATCAGGCCCGTGGGAATGTGCACGTCCCACTCCGCGACGGGCTTGTACTCGACGCGGACCACGAGGAAGTAGAACTCGACGTGGGCGTTCCACGCCTCGGTCACGGTCTCCTCCCGCCACGCGCGGATCCGCATGGACCGGTCGCCCTTGACCTCGATGACGACGCCGGGGATGCCGGTGATGTCGCCCTCATCCTTGGCGCCCTTGAGTCTGCGACGCTCGGCGTGGGGGTAGCCATGGTCGTTGAGATATCCAACGACCATGTTCTCGGTCTCTCGGCCTCGCGCCTTGGCGCGGGCCTGGGGGGTGCTCATATCGCCTCGCAGTGCTTCATGTGGTCGTCGGCTGCCGACATGGCCAGCTCCCACTTCTGGTAGCCCCCCTGGGCTACCAGGTGGCCGTGCCATAGGCACTTGTGATGCCATGCCCACCCCCGCAGACTGCGGTGCACCCGCGCCTTGGGGCAAAGCGGCAGGTCGTGAGGCTTGGCGGTCACTGGACCACCTCGATCAGGACGATGTCCATAGCGGGCAGGCATACCTGGGGTCGCAGCATCGCCGTCGTCTCGTGGAACGAGACGAGTTGGTTGTTCTGCCTGGACCAGTTGATCGACTCGGTGAACTCCACGAAGGTCTGCCCCTCGTGGAGCCGGTGCCGGAAGCTGGTGAGCCACACGCCCTTGCGGCGGTACGTGATCTCTACTTCCACCACTCCTCCTCTCCTTGGGCCTGCCCGGCGTAGACGGGCTCGACCCAGTCGCTGATCTTGGACCGCTCCGGGTCCCAGTTCATGCGGAAGCGGTTCTCGCCATTCTTCTTGCTCGGACCGAACCGGTTCTTCACGCACGCGGCCCAGAATCCCCCCTGTGGATCCTGGCCGAAGGTCACCATCAGCGCAGGCTGCGCTGAGATCTTGCCCATCACATCGCCCCGGGTGGGGCAGATGCGTGACTCCGGCACGCCCTCTGTGCAGTGGTGGATCAACAGCACGCAGGCGTTGGTCTCCCGCGCCAGCACCTTGGACTGGCGCAGCACCTCCCGCAGAGTTGACCACTCGTCCTTACCTTCGTGGGAGACATCGCTCATGATGTCGATCACGATCAGATGAGGCCACTCACCGTACGCCTCCAGGTAGGCGTACGAGTTGTGCCAGATGTCGTCCAGCGTGGGATTGGGATTGAACTGCCACTTCAGGCTCTCCCGGTACGGTCGCAGCACCGCTGCCGCCGCCGTCGGGTCCGAGGCGATCCACGCCTCGGCTTGATCGGTGGTGCGATTGGTCCTGATGGAGATCAGGCGCTGCGCCACGGTCATGTCGTCCGAGTCGGACGAGAAGACCAGCGTCGGCACGCCCATGTTGATGATCGCGTTGAGCATCAGCATGGTCTTGCCCATGCCTGCCACCGCCGCGAAGAGCGCGACGTTGCCACGGCGGAGCGCCATCTTGCGCTCCGACCAGGAGGGGAAAGGGGGCGGAAGCGGCTCCGCCCCCAAGCTCCCCCGCTTGATCAGTCGGTCGAGGGACTGCACTCGGCCCTGCCCATGGCGTACTCGTAGACCAGAACGAACCCGGCCGTAGCGCACCCCGCACCGAAGACGCCTGCGGCGGTAGGGCCCAGCCACCCCCGGTTGGGGATGGCCAGCGATACCGCCGTGACCACCACGTAGGGCAGCAGCACTGCTTGCGCGAATGCCACCACCCAGTGGATGGGCTTCACTTCTCCGCCTTCGCGGGAGCGCCCACGGGGACGATCTGGACGCGGAGAGCGGCTGCGGAAGCGGGCGCGACTGCGCTGTTGGCGCAGGCCCCGTGCCTGCTGCACCAGTCGGGCTGGACACAGCCGCCTGGGCGGCTACATGCGGGCATGATCTCTTTCCTCTCTTATGCGGGCGTCGGCCCGTACTGCTGGAAGTACTGCGCCACGTCGGGCGCAATGAAGTAGATGCCCCCGGAGCTCCACTTGATCTTCCCGGCGAAGGCCTGGCCGTTCTCCTTGCGGTACGCGCCGAACTGCTCCTTCGCAGGGAAGGGCACGTTGATCCGGTACCAGCCCGGAGGGGCCACGGGGGTTCCAGCCCGGCCGCCCTGGGGGGCGGCGGGGGCCTGCGGGGCCGGGGGGCCTGCCTGCTGCCATGCGGGCTGCCCCGGGTAGGGCTGGTTGGGAGCCGGTGCGGGCGCACCGTACGCCGCCGGAGCGGCGATCTGAGGGGGAGGAGTCGGAGCCGTGGGCTGCGGCTTGTAGGCAGCCGCCTGCTGCACCGCGTAGGCGATGGCCTGGTAGGCCCCGGAGGTCTCCAGGTCCCGAAGGGCTTCGATCAGCTCCGCGCCGCTCTCGGCGCGGACCACGATGGACGGACCGCCCACCGTGATGGTGAACCGGTGGTTGTGGGGGTTGTGCTTGGGCTCGGCGGATACGCCGTCGGGCTCTACCCAGTGTTCGGCCTCGGGCTCGGGCGTGTAGCCCTCGGTGTCCGTCACGTGGTGCTCCTTGATGATCTCGATCAGGGTCATAGGGCCGAGACCCTCCCGTAGGAGGATCCCGGCCGCGCGGTCAGGGTCAGTCAACCGCATCCGCCATGGCTTCGAGGATGTCGATCAGGTCCCGGACCTGACTACGCCGCACGATTACGCCGTGCAGCTCTTCGCCATCGCCTTCGAGCCAGGGGATGCGGAGGGACTCGCCGTCCTCGGCGAGGTCTACGCGCTCCGCCCAGGGGAACTCTTCAGGAACGTCGGTGCTCATGGGTCTCCTTACAGGGTGATGGCCAGGCCGACCAGGAAGCAGGTGGCGAAGATCAGTCCGGCAGTCAGTGCTCGCCAGCGCCAGGGGCGCGCCGCCAGTTCGCCTGCGGCATCGAGCATGCAGGAACGAGAGACGACTACGGCAAGTTCGCTTGCGCCAATCGAACCTCCCTCGTCGGCCACGAGGCGGGAGGCCAGGGATGGGGAGATCACGTCGCCGACGACCAGAAAATCCCCGCTTGCGAGCTGGAAGATGTCGGGGCAACTGTGGTTCCCGGCGCTGCCCCGCTCCTGCGGGGTTGAGCCGACGCGCCTCACTTGGTGACCGCCGTGATCGGCAGCCCGTCCGCCCCGGTCGGGATGTAGATCACCGAGCTGTTCTTGCCGCTCAGGGCGATCTCCTTGAGCGCCTCGGTCATCTCGAACTGCACATAGAGCGGGGTCAGCGTCTTGGCGATCTCGTCCTGCGCCTCGCGGACGCCCTTGGACTTCTCGAAGCGGATCTGCGCCTTCTGCTGCTCGATCTTGACGCGCTGCTCCTGCTGGCTGATCTCGATCTTGTTGAGCTGGACCTGGTTGCGGGCCTTGATCTGGCTGGTCGTGACGGCGTTCTGCGCGTCCTTCACGTCCTGGCTCCGGCCGTAGGCCTTGAAGCCGAACATGCAGGACAGAACGATGGCGATCATCCCCGCGATGGCGCCGATCGCGGTGAAGATGACGTGCCTGGCGAACTGAAAGTCCTCAGGATCCTGCCGGTTGTAACTCATGGTGCTGTTCCTCTCCTACTTCACGCAGCCATACGTCGGCTGTGTGGTGATTGTCTTTCCGGTGACCACGCTGTGATACCCGACCACAGTCCATCGTCCGCCGGACTTCTGGCACTGCTCCTGCGCCTTGGCGCCAAGCCACCCGAATCCAAAGATCAGGGCAACCACGCCTATGCATCCCAGCAGGACCAGAACTGCTTTGCCTCTAGAAAGGCGCAGCGTACGCCGGGTCATCTGGATCGAACCTCTCCGACAGGTGCCCGCCGTTGGCGTAGCACGATTCTTGTACATCGCAGATGAAGCAGCTCTCGCCCACATGGGCGTTGAACCCCCCGGCTTCGATCTGCTTCCACGCCCGTCCGTACGTCATGCCGACGTACTTGGGCGTGAAGATCGTGAGGTCGAACGCGTTGCCGAGTCCGGCCTTGCGGTTCATGAACGGCACGCCCCATCGCACGGTGATGCCGTACTTCTGGGTGAGCAGGGCGGCGTAGGTGCCGAACTGCGCGGGGCTGTTGGGCATCCGCGTGCCCGTCTTGATGTCCACGATGTAGAGCGCATCGAGGTTGGGGTCATGGAAGACCCGGTCCAGGTAGCCCTTGATCTCCACCTCGCATCCGGGCAGGAACCCGGATACGTCCAGCTCGATGGCCTTCTCGCCCTCCGGCGTCACCCACAGCTCCCACGGGGAGCGCTCGCGCCAGTCGATCCAGGCCTGGACGTACTCCAGGCCGTCCTTGCGCCACTGCTCGACGCCCTGCTTGGTCTGACGCCACCGGTCACGGTTGGCGTCCTTGGCGTCCAGCTCCGCGAGCTGGGCATCGAAGGTTTCGTTCCAGGCAGCCTCCAGCCCGAAGGCCGAGATGTCGCCATGGTCCCAGTCCTCGGTGACCTCATGCACCGCAGACCCTCCGGCCAGCCACAGGGCTGGACGCGAAGGGGCCTTGGCGATACGGCTGAGGAAGTACGCCTTGGCGCACCTCTCCATGGTGTCGCGGGCGCTGTAGCTGACGTGCTTCGGCAGCTCCAGCGCTGTGCCGACGACGCTCTCAGGCGACGGCTTCCGTGCCATTCATGATGTCCTTGCGATCATGACGTCGCGCGATATACCGCGTGACATCGGGACGGATCTCTACATCCCCAGACTTGCACCACTTGCGGACAGCAATGCCCTTGGAGCGGGACTGGACCAGGATCCGCCCGTCAGGGTTGGTCCCGAGATACTGCACCCCTTGCCAGTAGCTCTCCATCCACACGTACGCATCCGAGGAGCCCCACACGGGGCGCGGAGGGCGCATGCGGGGCGGAGGTACGGGCGCGTCCAGCGCGGGCTTGAGGTCCACCACATCGGCGTACTCCATGCCCGTGGCGGCCATGACGTAGCGGATGCTCTGGCCCTGCTTGAGCAGTCGCTCCGCGCGCTCCTTCTGGACGTTGCCCGCCGTGGGCTCGGGCGTGCGCTTGCGCCGCATGTGGCGGCGTTCGTCGGCATCCTTGCCGCCGAATACGCCGTGCGTGAAGCGGGAGCCGAACTCCAAGCAGGCTTCCCGCACGGGGCACCGCTGGCAGTACATCTTGGCCAGGTTGCGCCGGGCGATCTTCGCCCGCGCCTCGGCCTCGTGCGACCGACCGATGTAGGTGGTCGTGTTCTCGTGATCGGGATCGAAGAACAGCTCAGGGTCAGCCCCGTTGCATGCCGCCTTCGAATAGAAGTCGGGCCCCATCAGATCCATGCTGCTGCACCTCCTCACCAGAAAAGGGCCGCCCCGAAGGGCGGCCCAAGGGTGGATCAGGACTCGAACAGCCCGGATGTTTCGATGCCGTTCGCCTTCGCCATGCAGGCCTTGGTGGCCTCCGCCGTCGCGCCGAGGATGTTGATGAAGACCTCCCGGCCCTGGGTCTCGCTCGCCTGGTGCAGGTAGTCGTGCATGGCGTCGAATGCCGGTTCGACGGACTCGACGTCGGCGCTGAGGAGCAGGTTCATGAAGCTCTCGGATACGGTCTCCGGCTCCGAGAGGTCCGCCTTGACCTTCCCCTCGGCGTCGCCGAAGGCGAGCGCCAGCTCAGCCCCCGTGGCCTGCGCCGCCGATCCGGCGACGCGAACCCAGGTGGCCATACAGAAGACCTTCTCCATGCACGACAGGGCCCACAGCTCATCGAGCTGGGCCATGACCATGGAGGTCTGGCCCCCGGCCAGGGCGGCCAGGGCGGAGACGGCCTTGGACTGGAGCAGGAGCACCTTGCCCTCGCTCTCCGCATCCATGCCGTGGCCGTGGGACTCCCCGGCCGCCTCGAAGGCGGACCAGTCGAAATCGTTGTCACTCATCTCAGTTCTCCTCTCGGTCCCGGGCGCCCCCGCCCGGGTGGATGGGGCACACGTACGGCGCGGCATCAAAGAGTTGCCCGCCGCTTGATTCATGGGTTGCGTCGCGCCTTCCGCAGGCGCAGACGGGCCGAGTGGTCTCGGCCCACAGGCCAGGCTGCCATTGCTCGATGCTCTCGGCAATATGGGGCCAGTTGTCGGCCCATCCTGGCTTCTCGGTGCGGTAGAAGTTCCAGGCATCACGAGGCCGGTGGAAGACCGGTACCAGCATGAACCGGCCCTTCCCCGTGCCTGTCTTGCTGTCCCAGGCCAGTTGCTGGCCGTCGCTCCGTGCGGTCCCAGCTCCAGCCGCCGACTGGCGGAACTTCTCTGGGGTGGTCAGGAAACCTCGGGATGAGTACGGTCCCAGCACTACTGTCTGGGGCTCTGACAAACCGCCCTCCGGCGTCTCGTGGCTGATCTGGCCGACCACGGCGATCCGGTGCGTGCGCCCCCGGGTCGCGTCGAGGGAGTCGATCAGTTCCTCCGCCAGATCCTCGGACGTTTTGTCCGCATTTGTCGGATCCTCCAGGATCTCGATCAATGCCTTCATCTCCGCTGCGCGGCCCAACGGGCACCTCCGGTACCTGATGACGATCGGCGTACGCCTGAGAGTAGGAGGGACCTATGGTGTCGAAAGACAGAATCTCGACCCGCTCGGGCGCGAATGCCCAGGTGTCGTACTTCATCGCTGGCAGCCAGCGCATGGGGGTGCCTTCGTCCGAGATGACCGACGAGTTGCTCTCCGTGAGGACCCCGGTCTCCCAGGCGACGTGCGCCACCGTGGGGTCGATCTCGTACTCCTCGATCAGCGCATGCGTCCACACCCCCTTGGGATACCTGAGCCCTCCGGCTCGGTAGCGCTCGTAAAGCGCCACACGGTTATCCGTCTCGTGCGGTACTTCCTCCAGCCACCTCACCCCTTCTTCGTTGACCTCCACAGCCATTGCAGCCCCCACGGACCTCTCCGATGCCGCCCCTTCGGGCGGGGTAGGAACAGAAGGCCCCAAAGGGTGCTGGCCAAGATGACCAGCACCCCCAGGGCGATGTTGACGATGTTCACCGGCTCTTGCGCCGGTCCCTGATGGCCTGCCCGGCCTTCACCTTCGCGCTGATGGCCGTGGAGTGGATGCCGGTACCCCGGCCCTCCACGATCGCCGACTGCCCCAGGTCGGGGATGTTGTAGGCGATGTCGGGCTGGCGCACGCCCGCCTCGGACGCCTCGGCGATCATGACGAGAAGATCCTCGTACGCCTTGATGACCATCTGGGACTGGCCGTTGAGCTTCCTGGTCCAGTGCTGACGGGTCTGAGCGTTGGCAATGTTCTCCGCCACGTCAGCTTTCCTTTCGGAGCAGGGAGCGCGGGTACTCGGACACGTCCGGGATCGGCTCATTGGTGGCGTGCCGCAGAACGGCCATGCTCTCACCCGCCGCGAAGGCATTCCATGCCTTCGTGATCAGCGAGTAGTTCATGGTCTGAGCGCTGACGCCGCGTTTGAGCGTGACGCCGGAGACCATGAACTTGCGCCGGAGGTGCCAGGCAGGGTTGGTCCTGTCGAGGTTCTGGCCGGTGGCCACCTGCTCCAGCCACTCCGGGATGCGGTCCCGGGCGTCGGTGCGCGCCGCCTGGGCCATCACGGCGGCGTGCGGGCCCATCGGGACCCCGCCGTCGTGATACGCGGCGAACAGCTCCGCGCCGTACCACTCCAGCTCCGGCCACTCCTTGAAGGTGTGCACCACCTCGGTGGTGCTGAGCCGGTTGTACTTCGGCATGCCGAAGCGGTCGATGTCGTCCAGGGCCTTGAGGATGCGGGCGCCGGAGGCGAGGTTGGTTGCGTACTTGACGCGCAGCAGGTGCGCGGCGGTCCGCTTATAGCCCTGGTCCACGACGTCGAAGATGTCGCGGGGCTCATCCGGGAAGATCCACATCTCCAGCGTGTAGTTGCCGTTGGCCTGCGCCTTCAGCCGGTGCTGGCCGGAGATGATCCTCCCCTCGGTGTCGAAGATGTAGCCCTCCGGCGTACCTTCGCGCCAGTTGCCGGTCGCCATCACCCGCTGGTACTTCTCGGTGATGGAGGGGCTGAGCGGGCGGTTGAGGGGATGGTTCCGGAAGGACAGCCAGTCGCTGGCCATGTCCGGGGTGACCACCACCTTCTGGGCAACGGAGGGCAGCCGGTAGAGGCTGTTCTCCGGGGTCATGTCGTCCCCTTCGGGACGGGTGCGCGGGTTCGTTTCCACAGAGATCTCCTCAGCTCTGATTGAGGTACTCGCGAAGCGAGTCCTCACTGATGCGCCATGCGCGCCCGATGCGGACGCCCTTGAGTTTCCCTGCCTTGAGCAGGCGGTGAACGGTCATGCCGGAAACGCGCAACTCCTCCGCGACCTCCTTGACCTTGAGCCACTTCTCCATGCACTACTCCTTGTCCTCGGGCAGGAAGTCCTGCCCGACGGGGACTTTCCCCAAGTGCTGGTCAAGCAGGGCCTCAAGCTTCGGCCCTCGCGGGATCAGCTTGATGGAGTACCCCTCTTCCCACGAGCCGTAGGCGGCGTACCGCTTGACGGCTCGCCAGGCCATGGGGGTACGCGGGCCCACGTAGGCCCGCCCGCCGTCGCTCGACAGGTCGTCGCGCTCGACGGCCATGAACCCCACGGGGAAGTTGTCGTGGTCGAAGATGACCCAGTCGGCCTCGGTGTAGGGGATGTGTTCGCCGTCCACCTCAATGGTGAGACGGCTGGCGCGGCGCGCCATCAGTCGGACTCCAGCGCGTCGGCGCCACGCTCGAACTGCACGCGGATCTTGCCGTCGTCCCACGGGACGAGAACGATGTCCGTGGGGTACAGGTGGTCGTTCGCCGCGCGGTCGCGCATGCGCTCGACGATCTGCAATATCTTGCTCAGTTCGGACGCGTGTACGGGACCTTGCACCTCCCACCCTTCGGTGGCTCGCGTCTCAATGAATCCACTGCCTTCCATGCCTTCTCCTCTCTGTAAGGCCAGAGCTGCGCAGGGGGAAGTCAACCCTGCGCAACCCCTGGCCCGGCAGAGCCTCCTAGTTCTACCGGGAAGATCAGATCAGCGTCTCGCGGTCAACCTTGAGGCCGTCCGCGTCGTAGCTGTTGTTCTTGTCGCCGTCGTCGTCCACGAACTGGATCTTGTCCACCACGTCGGCGACGAGGCTCTGGAAGGCCTTGTCCACCGTCGGAGTGGTCTTCTCCTCCGAGGCTTCCTTCATCAGTTCGAGCTGCGGGCGCAGGCTGTCGGCCGCAGCGGTGAAGTCGCCGGTGGCCAGGTAGTCCGGCTTCTTGCCCTCGCGGGCGATGGCGAACCGCTTGGTCCGGCTGATGGCCTCGGCCGCGAACGCGGGGGTGAAGTCCTTGAAGGACGCGTAGATGGCCTCGTAGTCCAGGCCCAGGCTGATCATGTCGGCCGGGACCTTCGAGGCGATCAGCTTCTTGACGCCCTCCTGGTCGAGCTGGTTGATCGTGATCACGGCGTCCAGGCGCCCCGGACGCAGCATGCCCTTGTGGATCTTGTCCTTCCGGTTGGTCGTCAGGACCGCGATCACCTCGGCGCCCTTCGCGCCGATTCCGTCGAAGCTGTCGAGCAGCTTGGAGACCTTCGCCGGGTCACCGGCGTCGCCGATAACGTCGATGTCCTCGAAGAACACCACGGCGGGGGCGTAGAGCTGCGCGGTGCGCATGGCGGCGTCCAGGTCGTCGCCCGGACGCACGAACAGGAACGTCCAGTTGTTGGCGACGGCCCGCTGGGCCGTCAGGAAGGCCGCGAGGGACTTGCCGGTTCCGTACGGTCCCTCAAGCAGTACCGCGCGCTTGAGGGACTCCCCCAGCTCCCGCATAAGGGGGGTGTGCTCGATCAGCGCCCAGATGTTGGCGTTGAGCTGCTGAAGGACGCTGTCCGAGTAGATGACGTGGTCCGGGTTGACCTTCCGCACGTCCAGGAACTGCGGCATGATCTGGTCGCCGCCGATAAGGGCCTTGCCCCGGTAGATGGAGTGGTCCTTGAGCTTCTTCTCCACCACCTTGAACAGGCCCTCGACCTGGGCCTTCGCCGCACGCGGCGCGTGCATGGTGATGTAACCGAGCCACCCCTTTTCCCGGGTGTGGTCCTGGCTGATGTTCATGTACGCGTCCGCCCCCAGCGGGGGGAAGGCAACGCGGTTGTACGGGACCTGGACGGACTCGCCGACGCCGACCGGCACCTCGACGAACTCGGGGTGGATCGGGCCGAACATGGTCTGGATCGTCTCGCCCAGACCGGAGGTGCCGAACACCTCCTTGAGGGCGAGCTGAAGGGCGTTCGCCACGTCGTACGGGCGGTAGTCGAACACCTTGTTGTAGTCGTGGTACTGCGACTGCTGCTTGACGACGTTGTTCAGGTACGTCACGGCCTCGGGGATCCGGCCGTTGTATCGCGAGGGGAGAACGAACTTGGTCCCCTCGAACGTCAGGTCGTTCTCGTTGGCCCGCGCTCCGCCGATCTCGGCGAGCAGGGCCATTGCGGCGGCGGCCGACTTCTCTTCCTGAGACAGCCCCGTAGCTGCCTCCGTGTGCTTGGCCTGGACCAGGTCCAGGAGTCGCTTCGCCGCGTTGCCCGCGTTGTCTGCCATGTCGGTTCCTCTCCGATATGTCACGCCACCTTGAGGTGGCGCAGTGGCGGGGGCAGGAATTGAACCTGCCCAGCGGTGTCCATTCACTTGTCATCACAACGTCGGACACCTGTTCGGCCCACGGCCTAGCAACCATGCCAAGGAGGGGATTGAACCCTCTCACTGCCATTTCCCGCCAGGGACCCGCCCCCGAAGGGGCGGGGTGGTGCTACTCGGTCACGTCCTCCAGGGCGGGCACGGCCGCAGCGGCAAGGGCCGCCTCGACGGCTTCGGCGATCGCGGCGTCCACCTTGCGCATGACGCTGCCGATGCGGTCAGTGCGGACGTTCCGCAGGACGTAGCGGCGGACCTCCTTGTAGGCGGCCGGGGTGTTGTCGGGCGGGAAGACGCCCGCCGCCTCGGCGGCGTCGGCCAGCCGCACCCACTCGCGACACCAATCCTTCGAGGCCGCATAGGCGTCCAGCTCTTCCCGCGTGGCGGGCAGGAGCTTGAGAACCTGGTCGGCCTCGGCGGGGTAGCCCTGCGCGTTGTCGGCGATGTACTTGACCATGGGGTTCGTTGAAGTGACCAGGTGGTCGGCCCACGCCTTGTTGGGCGCATCGAAGTACGCCCTCTCCAGCTCCTCGCGCGCCGCCCGTGCCTCGGCGTGCTTGGCCTGCCAGTTGTCGCCGTAGCGGTCCTCCAGGACGCCGATCCGGAAGCGCGGGTCCGCGTTGATCTTGGCAACGCCGTCGTCGTAGGCCTTCTGCGCCCCGCTCTTGGCGTCGAGGTATGCCTGCACCTCGGGAAGCGGGACCTTGGTGGTGCTCTCGTTGTTGGACATGATCTCTCCTCTTCGGGATGAACGACTCACGCCCCGTGAGTCCGTCGGCAGACCTGGATTCGAACCAGGGAAGCCCCCGCATTCCGGGGGGCGGCAAGTGCACAGTTGCCTGAGGTGACCGACCCTCACTCTGCCGTGGTGCTCTCCTCCCCCAGCGGTCTTCGCCATCCGAGGGGGAGGAGAGGTCTCTAGTTGATCTTCTTGGCGACGACCCAGTTACTGACGGGCGTCTCGATGGCGGCGATGCGGTGCATCTTGCCGCTCTCGGCAACGTAGTACCGCAGACCGCTGGGGTACTCGATCACGTCGCCCTCCTTGAAGAGCGGCACGGGCTCCTTGGCTTCCAGGAACTCACTCAAGCGCACCGCTGAGACCACGGCGGTCAGCTCGCCCGAAGAGACGTACACGACCCTGGGGTCAACCTGCCCTTGGTCGTCACGTACGACAGCAAGCACGCGAACTTCCGCGTCGGGGATATTCTTGCTCCGCCACATCTCGCCCTTTTCGGGCATGAACTTGCTCATGATCCGTCCTCTCTCGGCTCATGGATGCGGGCTAGCGCCCGCTCAGCACCTTGGCCATCAGGCCGAAGGCGATCAGGAAGACGAGGGCGACGATGATCGCCGCCGTACTGCCCTTCACGAGTTGCCTGCCTCGAACTCTTCGGCAGAGTTGTACCGGTTGGTACCGGTCGTCACTCTGGCGTTGGGGTGACGACGGTACAGCTCTGCCAGAACGGCTTGGATGGTTTCACGTGAAACGCCCGGCAGGGCAACCCCGACAGAGTTCGGGTTGATCTGCCTCACGTTCATTGCCCGGATCAGCCCTCCCCCGTTTCGGCCTACGGCGGTCACGACCGCCCGGAACTCCTCCGCCAGGAAGGTCGGGTGACCTTCCGTGGCGGGGACATGGATACGCATGACTCCCCCCTTCGGGGTGTTGGGGCCCCTAGAGGCCGCTCAACGCATCGTTGATGCGCTGGACTATGTCCCCCGAGGGGATGGCTTCGGCGAAGCCATCGCGCTCCCCGAAGGATTCCGCCTCAAGGGCCGCGAAGCGGTCTGCCGGGGTCGCGGTGGGGTCTTCCGTGGCGAGGGTCGCCTTGCCCCCCTCTGCGCGTTGGAGGTAGGACTCCATCGAGTGCGGATTGGCGAGGGGGTTGGGGTTGCGGGTGGGATACGACGCAATGGCGTCTTCCCGGTGATCGATCCAGCGCTGCTCGCGCTGGATCGCGTTGCGCTCAGACTGCACCTCACGCACGCGGTTGCGTTCGCGCTGAGCGGTGACCCTGATGGCCTCACGCGCCCGGCGGTCGTCCTCGGTGGGGCCATTGAGCTTGAGGGCGTACAGCAGACCCTGATGGCCCGTGGTGGTGCGGCTGTACTTCACGTCAGGGATGACCACCTCACCGGAGGTGAGTACCCACGCAATGGGCGTGCGGTAGGACATGACGGTATAGACCACGTTCGGTTCGTCGGCGCGGTAGCGCTCCGCCCATACGGGCGGGAGCTGGCCATTGCCGTTAAACCATCCCGTCGTTGAGCCCTGTACGGCGCGCATGGCACCGCCGGTCTCGTACGACTTGTGATCCATGAGCGCCTCACGGGCGCGCCATGAGTTGGTCGGGTACTTGGGCATTGCTCCTCCATTCGGAGTGACGTCAGACCATCTGACAAGGCCCGGCACGGGCGCCTGCGGGGCTACCGCAGGACGCATGCCCATGCCGGACGTTGAGGGATGGTCAGAGACCGCACGTGTCGTGCGATCCGGGGGCATGGCGCCGCCCGCAAGGGCGGAGCTTCCACGCCTTACGGTTGTGACGCTCGGTGTTGTAGCCGTTCTTGCCCTTGTCGGGCTTGGGCTTGGCGTTGCTCATGATCACCTTTCAGTACGGCAGCGGGCGCCCTGAGGGCGTGCGATGGTCTTCGGGCTGTGGGCCGCTAGGCCGCTTCGGCCTGCGGATCCTGATCTGCTTCATGCCGTCCTCTTCACTCCCCGCGTGCCGACGCCGCTGGTGGCGTCTGTATGGGCAACCCACGTGACTGCCTGCACCACATTGGGCAGTTCGCCCAAGCGCATGGCAGCCTCGCGGAAGCAGTGCGCCAGCAAGGCGTAGCGCCCGTCGGCACTCAGACCCCGGTCGCGATTGCCGTAGGTCTCGCCCACGGCAATGTCGTGGGCGTGGCGGTCGATCACCACAGCGTCAGGGTCTGACGGATCGAAGATGCAGCGGAAGAACATGCCTGTCTTGCGATCCATGGGCAACACGCTCTCCGGATCTGCTCCGGCGAGGATGCGCGACGCCTTGCCGACCGCGTCGGCAACGTGGCCTACGCGTTCACCCGCGCACGCTTGCCGGGCGAGGCTGACATTTTCAGCCCACCGCTTGTTCGCGGACAGAGCGGCGATGATGCCCGCACCCATGCGGGCGTCGCCCGCGATGCTCTCGGCGAGATCATGCGCGGACGGGTACCAGCCCCGGCCCGCGCGTTCCTGGTCGGCCGAGGACGAAAACCAGGCGCTCAGGATGTTCTGTACGTACCGCTCCCTGGTCAAAGGGCCGGTTTTGATCGAGATCACCGGGCACCCCGCAACGCGATGATCAGCGCGTCCACTTCCGCGTCAGTCCAGCCGTACCGGCGGCCCTGTCCGTCTCGATCTGCCTCCTTGTGCTGAAGGTGCTCTCGGACGATCTGACGTTCCTCTGCCGACATGATTCCTCCGTTCGGAGTGATGAGGCTGACCAGCCTCAAAGCCTGCACGTGCCCGGGCTCTAAGCAGGCACGTGCAGACGAGTGGGGGTCAGCCGAAGTACTCGGACCAGGCCTCATAGCCGCTCTCGCGGTGCGGGTGGTACGGGGCGTTGAAGTCGTCAGACTTCACGCGGAAGAACTCGCGGGCCTCATGGAGTTCCAACTCCATGATCATGGCCATGATCACAGCGTGTACGTCGCTGACGCTGTCCAGCGGCGACGCGTCCAGGATGTTCTTCGGGTTGAGCGTGAGTCGCTCCGCGTAGCCCTCGCGGGCACACTCGCGGGCAGTGTTGACCGTCTTGATGAGGAACGAGACCACGACGCTACTGGGACCAGCGTCAGGGCCGTCGGTGAAGTTCGCCGGACGAGCCTTGATCGTCCACTCGGGACGGTAGGCCACATCATTGATCAGTTCGGCGCAACGCGCTGCACGCATGGCGTCTCTCCATTCGGAGTAGGGGCAAGGCTGATCAGCCTCATGGGGTGCCCACCCGAAGGTGGGCACCCGAGCGGAGATCAGTAGACGCCCTTGATCATGTTCTTGAGTTCGGCCTTGACGCGCTTCGCGGTCTCGCCGCGCCACGTGTTGGCGTTCGCCAGGAAGTAGCGGATCACGGATGCCCCGCTATCCGCGTAGTAGGGGTCCGTGACCTTGTCCAGGCTGTGCATGGCCTGGAGGTAGGGCGCGGCGGCGTAGTTGACGCCCTTGCCCTGCTTTGACCAGTCCGCAGTGATCTCGCGGGCGATGTACGCGACGGACCGCACGGCAGTGCTCTCGGTCATGGTCTCTCTCCTGTCGGAGTAGGGATGGAGTGATCACTCCGTAAGCCCCCGGGGTGACCCCGGGGGCAGGCGCAATGATCAGTCACGGTTCCGTTCGATGAGCGCCCGCGCGGCGGCGGCGATGAAGATCAGCGGCAGGGCGATGGAGACCGCCCAGAGGTCAGGGGTCATGATCGGACCCCTGACATGCTGAAGTCGTAGACGCCCCAGACGCGCTCGGAGGAGTCGCGGAGCGCGATGATGACGCGCTCCCTGCCCGCGAGGTCCTGGCAGTCGTAACCGGCCGCTCCCGCGTACTCCAGGGACGCCACGGCGCTGGTGAGCCAGGCCTCTTGCTCCTCTGCGGGCAAGTCGGTGCTCTGCGCGCTGCTCACGCCCGTCCAGGCGTGCGGCAGTTCGGTGAACGTGTCACCAGGCGCGGAGTGTCGAGACATGGTCTCTCCGTTCGGAGTAGGGATGGACTGAGCAGTCCCGTCAAGGCAGGAGGGCGTTTCGAACCGCCCCCCTGCCCTCACAGCGTGCTCAGTGCTCGCCCATGCCGATCGCCCTGAAGAGGCGATCGGCGATGTGGAAGTACTCGAAGAACGCCAGAGGGATCAGGGCGAAGATCCCGGCCAGCATGTAGTCGCCCACCTTCGAACGCACCACGGTCAGCGCGTTGCGGAGATGCTCCCGACGGGTGATCGTCACGTCCACCACAATCTCAAGCCCAAAGGCGTGAGGGTGGAAGACGTGATGAATCCGCCCGGCGGGCGAACGACGGGACGCGTGGACCATGGCCACGCCATCACGCGTGGTGTGCAGGGACTCCACTCTCCACGCGACACGGGGGGGCTCAACCGGTCGCAGGACCGTGCCAGGCATGATCTCCGTATCCGTGGTGGTGTCCATCAGGCGCATTTGTTCTCTCCGTTCGGAGTAGGACAGGTACCGCAGGCTGCGGAACCAAGGGAGTGGCCACAGTGTGGCCACTCGATGGCTCTTACAGACTCGTGAAGTCGGCGCCGTCGATGGCGCCCCATGCTGTGGCGCCCCGCATCAGCAGGTCGCGGAACTCTTGCGCGTGCTGCTGGCACAGGAAGCGGTCTGCAGGCGGAACCGCGACAAAGCGGACGTGCGCCTTGACTGTGGCGGGCACAGGAGCGGACTCGCTGTGGTCAACGTGGTCACACATCATCGCCAAACCTCGTTTCCCTCGGAGTCGCCGAGGTACAGGCCGAATACGTGCGGGAAGAACTCTTGCGTGTCGATGCCGTTGCGGTGCCACATGTGCGGGCACTCCTGCACACCACTGGACGCGGTGTAGGCGTCCGGGCATGTGCGGGAGACGCTCACGCGTCCACTGCTGTTGCCGTACGCGGGCAGCGTGACGCCCTTGAAGTACCAGGCCTCGCCGCTGGCGCTGTAGACCACCTGGTCACGCTGGACCGGGCGCTCACTGCGTGGGTCACCTTCGAGGTGAGTCCATGCGTACTGCTCGGTATTGCTCATGATCGCTCTCCGTTCGGAGTAGTCCGATGCGAACCGTCAGGGGTGATCCCTGACGGCACCGACGGACACGGGGGCACCCGAAGGTGCCCCCGTAACGTCATGTGGGGCGCCATCATGCGCCCCCGCACACCATCACTCTCGCCATGGTGCGTACTAGCGTCCACTCACTCACGGGAGGCACCGATACGCGGTGCCCTGTGCCCTTGTGAGGCTCTTGTGGACCGGCTGTCACCCAACCGGTAGGGGACGCGCTTCCGGCGCGTCCACGGCCCGTACGTGGCTCTGTACGGGTAGGCAGTGCATGCCTGTGCGCCTATGGCAGCGCACATCATCACTCGCACTCAGGAGACCCGCTGTACCTCGCCTCGGCATGAATGTAGGTGCTGGCCGTAAGCGGGGAGGGACGTTCATCGCGGTGGTATGCCCCCGGCCCCTCGGCCTAGGCACCTACCGCGACCGCCGCTCCCGCGTCAGTCTCGTGTGCGTCGCTGTTGAGTTCTGAATTGCACGTCGTGCGCTCCGTTGGACGGGCATCTCATCCCGCTTCCCGTGCGCTGTACCGGCCACTCTCGGGAGCGACCCTCGGAGGGGGTCTCGCTCCCGGCGCCTCCCGGACCCTCAAGCCCCCTCAGGGGGCGAGCTGTCCGGTGGTGCTGGGCGGGTTGTGCAATTCGAGACTCCCCATAGCGGGTGAGCAGGTCAACATCGGATGAGGTAAAGGGATATCAAAGGATACAAAGGAGCAGGTCAGAGCTTTGATCATACTGATGAGTAGGGAGCTATCTCACGATGTGACTACGTGCGTGTAGCACGCATGAGTGGGAAATGGAGATCATCCGCCCTGCCCTGAGGGGGCAGACGGATGGCAAGGACATGACAAGCCGGGTAGGAGGATGATCAAAAACTTTCACGCGTGCGCGTATACGGATCTGCGCCGCAGATCCGCGTGGGCCATTGGCCCACCATGAGGAGCTGTCCTCACGCCGGACGGGCGTGAGGGAGCGGCGAGAGCGTGGCCATGCCCTCAGGCATGGACACGGCTCCGCCGATGCGGGCACTGCCCGCTGTGGTGCGTTGCACCACCCCATACTCAGCCGCTCGGTCAGCCTGTAGGGCTGACCTACGGCTGGTATGAGCTGCGCCGCTGCTGTGCACCACGCCGTGGTGCATGTATGTACCCCCCCTGATGCGACACTCATGCGTATGCATGGAGTGTCGCCTGCGATGCATGGCATCGCCAGCTGGCACTCAGTGCCAGCTTTGAGCCCCCTGTAAGGGCCAGAGCACCGCTCTGTGCCCTACATGTGGCACGCCGTGCCACCTCGCATCGACCAGGGCCTTTTTAATGGCCCTGGCGATGCCATGGATGGTCTCTCCCCAGGGATTCTTCGCAATCCCTGGGTTCGAGCCCCCCGGTAGCGCCGCACTGCGGCGTATTTCTTACGGCCTCTGGGCCGACCCCTGAGGGGGCCGACCCGGGCCCTTGCGCGCGCCGACGCGCCTTGTATTAACGCCATCCTAGTCGTAAGTGTCAACCCCCCAGGTGGGGGGCTTACATCCGCAAAAACCGCAGGTCAGCGCTTGGGACGCCTCCGCTGTCCACCCCGGACCTTCCGGGTGGACCAGCCGGTCGTGTAGCCGTACCCGGTGATTTTTTCGGTGGGTCCGTCGGGGAGCTGAATCGCTCCTTCGAGGTTCGCCTTCCGGCGCTCAATCTCGATCCCACGGCATGTAAGGTGCACGGCCCGGTTGAGCCACTTACCGATCTCTTCTCCTACGGAGATCGCACCTGCGCAGAGATTGCAGGTACCGTTGTAACGCGCGTACATGAAGTGCCTTTCATGTGGTGAAGAGGACCCCTAGCCGGGTCCTCTTCCATTTTCCCATAGGGCCCACTGCATGCGCCTGCAACTACCCTGGGCCGTATGACCCGTACAGCACCGCCCCCCATGAGCTTCACCATCTGCCCGGAGTGCGGCCGTCCGGTCATCAACGGCCAGCACGTCTGCAAGCCGAAGGGGTAGGGCATGGCACGGGTCTACGTATCCAAGGCCGGAGGGGGCACTGTCTATGACAGCGCCAACTCCAAGAAGGTCTTCATCTCCGCCATCCGCTCCGGCTTCTCCGTCGCGCAGGCGCTGAAGTCCTGCGGCAAGGCGGAGAGCACCTACGCCTACTGGCGCAAGAACGATCCGGACTTCCGCCGCCTGGTGGAGGAAGTCCGCCAGACCCAGGCGGAGCGCCGCACCGCCAACGCGGTGGAGATCCCGGACTTCCCGGAGTTCTCGCAGGACTACCTCGACACCACGATGTTCTGGCACCAGCTCCAGTGGTACGACCTCCTGGAGGGCAGGGCCCCCCGGGACCTGCACCCTGCCCAGTACTTCGTACAGGGTGAGCCGGACATGGTCCTGGTGAACACCCCGCCGGAGCACTCCAAGTCCACCACCATCACCGTCAACTACGTGACGTGGCGGATCTGCCAGGACCCCAACATCCGCGTCCTGATCGTCTCCAAGACCCAGGACATGGCGAAGAAGTTCCTCTTGTCGATCAAGGAGCGACTCGCCGAGTCGGACACCTACTACCAGCTTCAGACGAAGTTCGGACCGCCCGGCGGATTCGCCGAAGGGTCCGCCTCCTGGACGGCTGACCGTATCTACGTCGCCGGACGCGAATCCGGCGAGAAGGACCCCACGGTCCAGGCCCTGGGCATCAAGGGCCACATCTACGGCTCCCGTGCCGACCTGGTCATCATGGATGACTGCGTTGACCACACCAACCACGGGGACTACGTCAAGCAGATCGACTGGATCCAGAACATGGTCATGTCCCGCGTCGCGGACGCGGGCGGCAAGATGATCGTGGTGGGCACGCGCATCGAGACCACCGATCTGTACTCCGAGATCATGAAGTCCGAGTACTACGGCGAGGACGCCTCCCCGTGGACCTATCTGACCCAACCGGCCGTCCTGGAGACGGCCGAGACCTCGGACGAGTGGAAGACCCTGTGGCCGATGACGAATCGGTCTCCGGTCTCCATCGCGGGCCGCCGCGTGCTCACCGAGCAGGGCTGGCCCCGAGAGGGCCTGTGGCCCATGTGGCACGGCAGGGCGCTGGCCCGCAAGCGGGCGCGCATGAGCCCGCGCAACTGGTCGATGGTCTATCAGCAGGAGCAGGTGGCCGACGACCAGGTCTTCGCCACCTCCGACGTGATGGGGTGCATCGATGAGCAGCGGTACGCCGGTCGGCTGGTACCCGGAGTTTCCGGGCATCGTAAGCACGGCATGGAGGGACTGTTCATTGTCGCCGGGCTCGACCCGGCCGACGTGGGTAATACCGCCGCCGTCGTGGTCGGGCTGGACCGCCAGACCGGCGTGCGATGGGTGCTGGACGTGTACAACAAGCGAGGCACCCGCCCCCACGAACTCCGGGAGCTGATCCGCACCTGGACCGACCGCTACCGGATCTCCGAGTGGCGGATCGAGAAGAACGCCTTCCAGGGCTCGATCATTCAGGACGAGGAGCTGCGGACGTACCTGTACGGCCGTGGCTGCGTCATGACCGGTCACTTCACCGGCGCCAACAAGTGGGACTCCAACTACGGCATCTCCTCCATGGCCACGCTCTTCCAGGGCTCTGCGACCAAGGCCAACCTCATCCGCCTGCCCTCGCGCTTCCAGAGCGAGGGATCGCGGAAGCTGGTGGAGGAGCTGACCACTTGGAACCCCGTACCGGCCGGTACCCGGGCGCATACGCAGGCCGGTCACTGGGACTGCCTGCATGCCCTGTGGTTCACCGAGATCCGCTGCCGGGAGATGATGCAGTCGGAGTACAGCGACTATCACCTCGGATCGGAGTTCGTCTCCGAGCGGGATCATGAAAACCAGTTCGTTGTGGACGTGGACTTCGCCATGGCCTCAGGGGGTATACAACCCTGGGACGGGCGTCTTTGGTAAGGGAGCACCATGGAACCCAAGTGCCCGAGGTGCCATCAGGCCCTCAGCCGCTGCTTCTGCCATCCCCGCCCGGGAGTCTCGAAGGGGAGCGAATGAGCGCACCACTGAACGCTGCGGCCTTCATCGCCGCACTCAAGGCCGAAGGCCTTGTCGTACATGAGTACAGGGACTGGAAGGGTCACACGCGCAGCGGCTCCGGCCGCCCCTGGGGCCCGGTCCACGGTGTGGTCATGCACCACACCGCATCCGGCTCCGACGGCATCGTGGAGTACTGCTACACCGGCAGCTCTGCGCTGCCGGGACCGCTGTGTCACGGAGTGATCGACAAGAAGGGCGAGGTGTGGTTGGTCGGCTATGGCCGGACCAACCACGCCGGGGGTGGCGACCCTGACGTACTCAATGCGGTCAAGGCTGAGTCGTACATGACAAGTCCGCCTGCTCCGCATGAGCACGAGGGCTCCGCCGGAGCCGTGGATGGCAACAAGAGCTTCTACGGCTTCGAGTGCGTGAACCACGGCAGCGGAAACGACCCGTGGCCGAAGGAGCAGACCACGGCCATGGTCAAGGCCGCTGCGGCCATCTGCCGCGTGCACGGCTGGAGCGCCAAGTCCGTCATTGGCCACAAGGAGTGGTCGGACTGGAAGAACGACCCCAACGGGATTGCGATGCCGCTCTTCCGTGTCAGCGTCGAGCAGTGCCTGAAGTCCAAGGCGGGCGTCTGGCCCGCAGCAGAGGAGAAGTCAGTGGCGACCGCCTATACCGACGTCATGAGGACCGACGCCGTTCCCGTGGACACCAGCCTGGACCAAGGTGGCACCTGGACCGCCCAGACGGCGCTGAGCTACCTAGTGGAGCAAGTCCGCCTGCTCAAGGCGGACATTGAGGCACTTAAGGCTAAGTAAGCCCTACAGTTACATACTGAGTAAGGAGGCACGGTGGATATCGAATTCGTGGCCCGGCGCGTGGACGCCCTTCGCCGTGCCTCCGCTGAGCGCGACTCGCGCTATCACGAGCTGTACGACGTGCGGCGGGGGAAGCTCTCCGACGTCATGCCCGGCTCCCTGCCGGACGCGTGGCCTCACCCGATCGTGGCGAACTGGATCGACACCGCCGCACGTCAGCTCGCCGAGAACCTTGCACCGCTGCCGTCGATCAACTGCGCGACGGGAGTCATGGCCTCGGAGGCCTCGCGGAAGTTCGCGGGCAAGCGCACGAAGATCGCCTACTCCTACGTTCTGGAGTCGGACCTCAAGAAGAAGATGCCGACGGCGTGCGACTGGTACATCTCGTACGGCATGCTGCCGATCATCATCGAGCCCGACTGGGAGACCGGTCGGCCGGTCCTGCGGTTCGACAATCCCATGAAGTCCTACCCGCAATGGGACCTGCGGGGCCGTGTCATCTCCTACACCAAGGTCTGGCGCGAAGAGGCCTGGAAGCTCGCGGCCAAGTTCCCCGAGTACTCCCCTCAGATCCTCGGGGAGAAGGCGAACCCCTGGGATCAGGGCGCCAGCCCCGACACGATGCTGGAGTGCATCAAGTACTGCGACAAGGACTCCTACGTCCTCTATCTGCCGGAGCGGCAGAACCTGGTCCTGCTCAACACGCCGAACTCGTTCGGCAAGGTCCCGATCGCGATCGCCTGCAAGCCGACCTACGACGAACAGGCCCGTGGCCAGTTCGATGATGCGATCTGGGTCCACCTGGCCCGCGCCAAGATGGCGCTGCTTGGCCTGGAGGCCACCCAGAAGACGGTCCGGGCGCCGCTCGCCATCCCGACCGACGTGCAGAAGATCCCCTTCGGCGACGACGCGATCCTGCGCACCAACAACCCGCGCGACATCGTCCGCGTTGGGCAGGACTTCCCGGCCGCAGCCTTCCAGCAGGAATCCATGTTGGAGCAGGAGATCATGCGGGCCACCCGCACCCCTGCCGCCGCCACCGGCGACGTGAACGCCTCGATCATCACCGGCAAGGGCGTTGAGGCGCTCGGTGCCGGTTACGACATCCAGATCGTGACCGGGCAGACGATGATCGGCAACGCGATCCAGGAGGCCCTGAGCCTGGCCTTCGAGATGGACGAGACCTATTGGCCGGATACGTCGAAGACCATCAAGGGCACGGTGAACGGCACCCCGTTCACCGAGACCTACCGCCCGGCCAAGGACATCAAGGGCGACCACACGGTCAACGTGACCTATGGCTTCGCCTCGGGCATGAACCCCAACCAGGCCCTGGTGTTCCTGCTTCAGCTCCGTGGTGACCAGGACATCAGTCGCGACTTCCTCCAGCGCCAGCTCCCGATGGACATCGACGTGGCGCAGATGCAGTCCCAGATCGACAACGAGCAGGTGACGGACGCTCTCAAGCAGGGCGTGTTCGCCATGCTCAGCTCTGCGGGCATCATGGCCCAGCAGGGTATGGACCCGACTGAGACCCTTCGCAAGGCCGCATCGATCATCGAGATGCGGGAGAAGGGGACGCCCATGCATGAGGCGATCCTCAAGGCGTTTGCACCGCCCCCGGCCCCACCGGGAGGAACAGCACCAGGTACCCCCGGAGGGGGGAGCGCCGGGGGCGGCGTTCCTTACGGTATCAACCCCGCCACCGGATCCCCGGGCGGCGTAGCCGCCGGGCAGGCCGAGATGGGCGTCGGCGGCAAGCCGGACCTCCAGACCCTGCTGGCGGGGCTCAGTAGTTCTGGCAGGCCGAATCTCTCGGCATCCGTAAAGAGGAGTGTTCCCGCGTGAACTGCGAACAGTGTGGCCGCGACGACGGCCATTGGCTCGGTTGCGATCAGGCGGGCAAGCCCTACCTCGTGGTCGAGCCCGGCGAGACCCTCATCGAGAAGCTGGACGAGGATCCGCAGGGCACCGAGCCCTGCGCCTTCGCTGGCTGCCAGCGCCTCCGCGCCAGCGCGCACCACAGTGCGCTGTTCTGCACCACCCACAAGGATCCGAAGAACAGGAAGGTATGACCATGGCAGAGATGCTGACCGGCGACCCGGGCCACGAGGGTGGTTCGCAGCCCATGAAGCACCTTCAGGGCGGCATGGCTGGTCCTCACACCCAGTCCCCCATGGACTCGTCCGCCATGACCGGCGGTCGCGTGGGCGCCACTGACACGGCCCCCATCGACACCCACTGGAACTGGTACCTCAGCGGCAAGGGCGACTCGGGCGGCGACACGCCGAACCGTGGCACCGACAACCGCAGCGCGACCACCTGAGAGGTTGTGACCTGAATTGGCAGGCAAGGGCGGGTATCAAGCCCCAAGCCGCCCGGCACCTGTCAGTGGTCCGGGCGCACTGAGCAAGCGCACCGACGGCGGCCCCGGGAAGCAGCCGATCCGCACCCCCACGGGCGGATCGTACGGCTCGGCCCAGGAACTGACGGGCCTTCAGCAGGCTGAGCCCCTGGCTCAGGCCCCGGAAGGGCAGACGGGGCAGGCCTCGCCTGCCGGTCTGCTCCAGGGGCTCAGCCTTCCCCAGACGGTGGGCCTGGACCAGGGCACCCAGGAGCCCAGCACCCCGGTGACGGCGGGCGCCGCCCTGGGGGCGGGGCCCGGCACGGAAGCCCTGGGGATCACGGACCAGGAGGACACCGACATGAAGGCCCTGGCCAACTACCTGCCGGTGTACGAGACCATGGCCAACGTTCCGGGATCTTCGCGCGCGATGCGCAATGTCGTGCGGACGATTAAGGCGTATGCGGGAGGTGCCTGATGGACTGGTGGGAAAACATGGGCACCTACGCCATGGGCATGGGGCAGTTCCCTGCCCTGGCGAGCGACATGGCTCTGCGGGGGCCGCAGGGCGACTTCGGATACACGCTCATGCACCTGATGAACAAGTCGGCAACGCCGATCGACGTGTATCCGCCTGACGAGGCGAACCTCGCCGGTCTGGGGGGCTGATGGGCTTCGGTAGCTGGATCTCCGATATCGGCCACGACATCCTGAGCGGTGCCAACTGGGTAAGCCAGCACACCAGCATCGTGCCGCAGAAGACGACGTACAACCCGCTGGAGACCAATCCCCTGGCGGCGTACCAGCCGCAGAGGGACGAAACCGGCAAGATCGCCCTCAATGCCCCAGGGACGTCGGCGAACGTCGGCGTCGAGAAGCTAGGCGAAGCCACCTCGTGGCTTCGCTCCACTGTGGTGTCACACCCTCTGAGTACGCTGCTGCTCCAGGCGAAGCGTGCTGGCACCAATCCCGGCGTCTACTTCTCCGCCGCTGACTGGTCGTCAGCCTGGAAGGCCGCCGCGAACATCTCCCCCGGCCAGGCGGCAATGCTGGGCCAGGACTCGATCTTCAGCAATCCCAATGCCCCCGCCGGTGCGGAGCAGGCGCAGCAGGCGATCCAGTCCCCGCTGGAGTACTACACGCCCTCTCAGGCGAGCCTGCCCCCCGGCTTCGCAGCCCTGAGCCACGATCAGCAGCAGGAGGCCCTTCAGAAGGCCGGTATGCCCGTAGTGGGCAATCGATACATCGAAGAGCTGCGCAAGGGCTCCGCCTTCTACAAGAACGCCTCCGGCGTCAACGACTTCGCCCTCGCGTGGTGGGCGGACCCCACCATCGTGGGCGGGAAGGTCGCCGCAGGCGCCCGCGCGGCGCGGGTGGTCAAGGCTCGCCCCCTGGAGGGCTGGTCCAAGGCCGACATCGACGGCCTGCTCAGCGACTCCACCATGGTCAAGGCCCAGAAGTACATCTGGGACAACAAGGACAACCCGCAGCTTTTGAACAACCTCAAGCTGGCCCAGGACTCCGCGATGGGCCCGCGCTTCGGGCACATCGCCTCCCTGCTCAAGTCGGAGGACGAGGTCAACCTCTTCCTCCGTGTTGGCCTGGGCGACCTGGACGCCGCAGAGAAGCTCGCGGGCAGGAACACCATGGTCGAGGGTCGCCTGGCCCAGATGAACGACCGCCTTGGCGCCCTGGATCTCATGCGGACGCGCTACGCCCACTTCCCGCAGATGCAGGGCATGATCGATCAGCAGATCGAAGATCTGACCACGCGGATCAACGCTGACGATCTGACGAAACTCCGCTACAACGAGATCCTTGATCACTCCAACGAGATCGACCGGATCAACCTCTCGCGCTGGGGCTTCGCCCGCGCGGAGGCGAAGACCGAGGCCCAGAACGCCTATCGCGGCGGCGCCGCCTACGGCTACAAGAGCGAGCGCCCCGGCGTCATCACGCCGGGCGTGCCCTTGATTTCCAAGGTCGGAGCGCCCCTGGCGACTCCGATCGACGGCGGCATGATCAAGCAGCGCATCTGGGGCGCTGGCGACTTCTTCTCGATGCCGGTCACGATGGTGCGCTCCCTCAAGGAGATGAACCCCAACGGGTGGATGCGCATTGACGACATCACCAAGGACTCGGTAGCCGAACTGCGGGCACAGGTGGCCCGCATCCCGAACATCGCGCCCGACGCCCGCATGAACATGATCAACGGCTATCTGAAGACGACCACCGAGGGCGAGCGCATGGCGTACCTCGACGAGATCGAGCAGACGGCAGCGGCGAAGATCGCCGAGAAGCACGGCCT